GAAACTGAAAAGGAGTTAAAGAAGTTTAGAGACTACGTTATAAAAGAAAGTAGAAGTAATCTTACAAGACTAAAAAAGAATAGCTCTAAGAAGCTATATAATAGTTTAAAAGGTGAATATAAGTTAATGGCAAACTCATTTAGCTTATACTTCTCAATGGAGGACTATGGGCAATTTCAAGATAAAGGTGTTAATGGAGTTGGTCCTGCTGGAAAAGATAAAGATGGTAACCCTAAAAAAGTAGTAAAAGACGGAAAATACAGTTATACTTCAAAGGGAGGTGTAAGGGGTTTAAAAGGGATGCCACCTCCAAGGGCATTTGATAGTTGGGTAGTTCGCAAAGGTATTGCACCACGTGGAAAAGATGGCAAGTTTATTTCAAGACAAACATTAAAGTTTTTAATAGCTCGATCAATTTTTAGGCATGGAATAAAACCTTCTTTATTCTTTACAAAACCATTTGAAGCAGCATTTAAAAGATTACCAAGTGAATTAATCGCTAAGTACGGAGTAGATGCAATTACGTTATTTAATTTAACAATAGAACAACCGAAAAAGAAATGAGTATAATATTAACAAAAAGCCCTTTCATAGTTCAAGTTTCAGCAACTGGTTTAATAGGTGGTAAAGTTGAAATTTATATGTGGAAAACAGGAGCTACAGTTCCAACACTTCCACAATATACACTTAGTAAATTAAGCCCTGCGAGTAATGTTACAACGGTTAATTTTGACGTTGCACCGTATATAAATGAATATATTAATAGTAATTCTTATAGTATTAATTCTACTATTGTAGACTCTAGTACAAATGTAAATTTATATACAAATGTTATAATTAGCTCTTATAAATTAGTGGGAAGTACTTATACTGCAGTTAATATAATACAATATACTGCATTTAAAGGTTATATAGAACAAAAAGATGGTTTAAATATTGATTATGGTTTATATTTATTAGATCCAAAAACATATTATTACCATTATGATAGTTCAAAAACTTTTATCAATTTAAAACCTGGAGATTTAACTTTTCTAAATAGTGGAACACGTAATATTGTTTATACTAATTTAAAAACTGGAGCTACAAAAACAAATACAATTTCTACAAATGGATGGAAAAATATATATAGAGTTTACGGTACATATTGGGCTGATGGTAATAAGTTAGAAATAATAGATAATTCTTCTAGTTTAGTTTTAGCCACTTATTATTTTAAACCATTAGAAGAATGTAGATATACTCCAGTTACATTAGACTTCATAAATAAATACGGAGCATGGCAAAGAGAATTTTTGTTTAAAAACTCAACTGATAGTATAAATATAGAAAGTCAATCATATAAGAATTATAGAACAGACCCTACTTATTTTAATAATCAAGAAAGTTTGATTACTACTTTTAATACAAATGGAAACGAAAGCATTAAATGTAATAGTGGATGGGTAGATGAAGATTTTAAAGATACTATTAAACAAATTTTAATTAGTGATAGAATTTTAATTAACAATAGGCCTGCAACGATTACAACTAAGCAAGTTGATTTACAGAAAAACATCAATAACAAGCTAATTAACTATTCTTTGGACTTTCAATTTTCTAACTCTATAATATGAAAAGACAAGTAGACATTTACATTGAAGGAACAACTGTAAACGATTATTTAAAATTAGATTTATTTGATGATGAGAAAATAAATATTTCTAGTTCTATTCAAAACGTTCAGGATATTTCAAAAGTTTATACAGATTATTCTCAAAGTTTTACCGTTCCTGCTTCGGAAAATAATAATAAAATATTTGAATATTTTTACCAAAACGATGTGGATGGCGCAATCGATCATAACTTACGTAGATATGCTTACATTGAAATTGGTTTAGTTCCTTTTCGTACAGGCAAAATTCAGTTAGAAGGCAGTTCAGTTAAAAACGGAAAAGTAGAACATTACTCAATTACTTTCTATGGTGATTTAATTAGTCTTAAAGATACTTTCGGAAACACTAAAATAAGTGAGTTAAAATATGATTTTATTACTCAACCTACAAACGGTGTAGATGTTAAAAATAGAATAATTGATACGACAACAGATTACGACATACGATATCCTTTAATTTCAAGCGAAAAACTTTGGAGCTATGCAGACGGAACGAGTACAGATTTAAGTACCTCAACGGGTCGTATAGATGCTGCTGAGTTATTTCCTGCGGTAAAAGTTAGTAAGATATTTGAAGCTATACAAAATGATTTTGATATTACTTTGCAATCTACATTTTTACAAACTAATAAATTTAAAAAGCTTTTTTTATGGTGTAAAAATATTGATAATATAGATGATAAAAAATATGGTAAAATATTAAGCTATAATAGTATAGTTCCAGTAGATGGGCAAAGCACTCCCGCAAGAGATATTTATAATGATGGTATTTTTGTTTTAGAAGGTTTGGATAATGGTTTTCCTTTATTATCAGAAATATTTTTTAATTTAGATTATACTTCTGTTTCAAATGTTATATTAGAAATTGAAGTTTATGAAAATAATTCTTTTTTATATTCTGTAAAATTAAATTCATCTATTGAAAATTCAGTAAAAGTTTATAGTGTTGAAAGTACTAATAATTATAAATTTCAACTTTCATTTAGAATTAAAAGTAATCAAACATGTGATATTAAATACAATATTAATGTAAATCAAACAAGTGATTATAACGTTACAGCTTTTGGAAGTACTACTCATTATCATGTTTTATATGGAGGTGTAATTGCTTATCAAAATACTAATTTAACATTAGACAATGGAGTAACTGCTATTTATTCTAATATGCCAGATATTACAGTTGCTGATTTCTTTAGTGGTATTTTAAAACAATTCAATTTAACTTGTTATTCAATAGGTGTAAATACTTTTCAAGTAGAGCCTTTAGATAATTGGTATAGTAAAGGTGCGATTATTGACGTTACAAAATATGTAGATACTGATACAATATCAATAGATCGTTTACCACTTTATAAAAATGTTTCATTTAATTATCAAAAAAGTGAGAGTTTTATGAATAGACAATTTGGAAACTCTAACGGTCGAGAGTATGGAGATATATCAAACAATTATGCATATGATGGGGGTGAATATAGAATAGATGTACCGTTTGAAAATTTACAATTTCAAAAGTTTTCAAATACTCCTTTGCAAGTTGGATATGCTTTAACAAGTGCGCCAGATTTTAAACCTTATGTACCTAAGCCAGTTTTATTGTATTATAATGGTGCGACAACTACAGCAATACGTTTTTATGATGGTACAACAGAAAGTACAATAACAAATGTCGCTTTATTCGGACAAGATTTATATTATAACTATGATATTTATTCACTTAATTTTTCAAGTGATAATTCGACATGGTATGAAACATTAATTGATAATTCACTATTTGCGGTGTACTATTTTGGTTACTTATCAAATCTATTTAATACTAAAAATAGATTAACAAAAGTTAAGGCATTTTTTCCTATAGGTTTAATCACTTCATTACGTTTAAACGACAGGCTCGTTATACAGGATAAGAGATATATTATAAATAGTATAAATTCAGACATTACTACAGGTGAGGTATCTTTAGAATTAATAAACGATTTTAGAAAAGTAATATCATGATATACGAATTAGAAGGATTAGTTCCAAATCAAACAGATGAAAACGGAGTTACTTTTACGGGTAGCTCTGGAGTAACTATTTCACCATCAACAATTACAGAAGATACTTTGATTTATGCCACAGTTTCAACTGATCCAGACCCTATTTTTAATTTTAGAGGTGAAGAAACAGATTTTATTTTAAGAATGGAAAATGAAGCATTTATTTTGAGAAGTGAACAAGGTGTATTTTATGGACCTTACTTAGAGATGACTTGGACTGATACTTTTGGAGAAATATTTTTAGAAACAATTAATATTAAATTATGAAAAATTTATTACAACTATTATCAATTTCTAATTTTTTTGGAGAAAGTGAAAATATAGATATTGCAAAGGGTATAAATGAGATACCAAAAACAACAGCAGAAGCTTTAAAACAAGGAGTTAGAAAAATAAAATCTAGAAAATATGGCAGAAACTAAAACAGTTAATTTAAATGTAGAAACTAACTTAGGTAGTTTAAAGAGCCAATTAAAAGAAGCTCAAAGAGATGTTGAAAAGTTATCCGAAAAGTTTGGAGCAACATCAGTAGAAGCGACAAATGCAGCACGAAAAGCAGCACAGTTAAAAGATGCAATAGGGGATGCAAAAGCTTTAACGGATGCCTTTAATCCAGATGCTAAATTCAATGCTTTATCCACTTCTTTAGGTGGTGTGGCTAGTGGTTTTGCAGCTTATCAAGGTGCAATGGGGTTAGTTGGAGTTGAGAGTAAACAATTAGAAGAACAACTTTTGAAAGTTCAAAGCGCAATGGCTTTGTCACAAGGATTACAAGCTATTGGTGAAGCTCGAGACTCGTTCATGCAATTAGCTGCAGTAATTAAAACGAGTGTAGTAAATGCTTTTAGTTCATTAAAAAGTGCTTTAATAAGTACAGGAATAGGGGCTTTGGTTATTGGTGTAGGTGTATTAATAGCTAATTTTGATAAATTAAAAAATTCAATATCTTCAAATTTAGCAAATGCTCAAAAGTTTGTAAATAGTACAAAACAACAAGGTGATGCAGCAAGAGCAACAGCAAATGATTTTGCAGAATATGAACGAACTTTAAAAAGATTAGGTTATACAGAAGAACAAATTTATAAAAAAAGAGGTGATAAATTAAAGGGAGCCATATCAGGAACTGAAAAAGAAATTGAAGCTAATAAGAAATTATACAAAGAACAATTAGCAAATCTAGAAACAGCATATAAATTTGATAAATTAGGTTTAAATGCTACAGGACGTGCCTTATATGGTAGTGAAGAGGATGCACAAAAAACTAGAGAAAATATATCTAATCTTAGAAAAGAATTAGTTAAATTAAAAAACGATCAATACGAATACGACCAACAACAAAAGAAGTCAAAAGAGCAAGATGATAAAACAACAGATACAGTTGAAAAAAACACTAAAAGAAAAGTAAAAGCTAAAAAAGAAGAATACGATAACAGTCAAGAAGATGCAGATAATTTTTTAAAACAACAAGAAATTGACGCAGCTTATTTTAAATCTATTGACGATGCAGAGTTAGCAAGAAAACAAAAATTAAAAGACCAAGAAGCTGCAGATACAGAAATGTTATCAGCTTTTAAAATTGAACAATGGGAGTTTGAAGCTAAAAGACAAAAAGAAATTGACGACAAAGCAGCAGCAGATAAAAAACAATTAAGAAAACAAGAAGTACAATTTACGCAAGATGCTTTTCGATTAATTGGAGACTTTACTGAATTAATGGGTAAACGTACACAAAAAGAAAGAAAAAGAGCTTTTCAAATTAAAAAAGCAGCGGATTTAGCTAATGCTTCTATTGATGGTGTTAAGGCAGTTTTATCTACATATGCAGATACTCCAGGTGGTCCAATAATTAAAGGAGTTGCAGCAGGAATTGCGGGGGCTTTTTCAGCTATTCAAATTGCTAAAATTTCACAACAACAATATAGCGAAACAGCTACAAATTCACCAAGTGATAATACTAATGTTTCAAATAGTGGAGGTGGCGGTGGAAACGTTATAACTCCAAACTTTAATATAGTAGGAAACAATGGAACAAATCAATTAAAACAATTACAACAAGCACCTATACAAGCCTACGTTGTAAGTGGTGAAATGTCAACTCAACAATCATTAGATAGAAACAGATTAAGAAACGCAACGTTATAGAATTATGAAAAAAGAACTACAAACAATCGAATTAACGATTAAAGACGAGCTAAAAGAAGGTGTTTTTGCTATATCATTAGTGGATAACCCTGCAATTGAGGAGGATTTTATTATGCTTAATGCTTTAGAGGTTGAATTAAAGGTTGTTAACGATGAAAAAAGAGAGGTTGTTGGACTTGCTTTAGTGCCAAATAAGAAAATACTACGTAGAAAACAAGACGTAGAGTTCAATATCGAGTTCTCAGAAGCTACAATCGAGAAAGTTCAAGAACTTTATATGAAAAATTTACGTGCAAACAATGTAACTATTGACCACGAAAAGCCAGTAAATGGAGTTTCTTTGATTGAAAGTTGGATAGTAGAAGATCCAAAAAATGATAAATCTAATATCTACGGATTAAATGCCGTTAAAGGTGCATGGGTAGTTAAGATGAAAATCTATAACGAAGATGTTTACAACGGAATTAAGCTAGGTAAATTTAATGGTTTTTCAATAGAAGGTATGTTTGATGGATTGGATCAATTAAAAATGTCAGAACAAACAGAAGAAGAAAAATTGATTGAAGAAATTAAAAGTTTGCTAGATAAATTATGATTGATTTAAATTATAATAGGCGCTATAAACAAGTCATTACAATATCAGATAGTGACTATATTTATTATGACAATAATACTCAAATTTTACAACGTATTTTATATTCTGATTTTGTAGATGCAATAAATACAAGCATTGGTTTACCTAAATATGGTTCTTTTTTTTCTACGCAAACACAAACTCCTACAATTAATACAATAACAGCAATTACCTACAATAACACAGATACAAGCGCAACAAGTGGAGTTTCAATAGTTGATAATAGCAAAATAACAGTAGATACAACAGGAGTTTATAATATTCAATTTTCAGCTCAATTAAATAGAACTAGTGGAGGAGTTTCAAAACAGATTATTATTTGGTTAAGAAAAAATGGAACTGATATTCCTTCTACTTCTACACACGTTACATTACAGGCAAATGATACATATATAGTAGCATCATGGAATTTCTATTTACAATTAAATGCAAATGAATATGCACAATTAATGATGGTACAAAATGATAGTATTGAGTTAATTTATGAAGCTGCAAGCACTTCGCCAATTTATCCAGTTGTACCTTCTGTAATATTGACAATACAAAAGATAAGTTAAATAAAATCAAATAGTTAAGTAAATAAATTGAAACAAATATAAATTTAATCGTTAATTAGTTATGAACAAAGAAGTAAAAAAAGCAATTAAAACACTAAAAACATTTTTGGGAATGGAAACAAAATTAGAGGATATGCCTTTAGCAGATGGAATGACAACAATTCAGGCTGATATGTTTGAAGTTGGTGAAGCGGTTTTTATCGTTGTAGAAAATGCTGATCCTGTACCTTTGCCAGTTGGTGAGTATGAGTTAGCAGATGGTCGTATTTTAGTTGTAGAAGTTGAGGGTGTTATTGCATCTTTAGAAATGCCAGTTGAAGAAGCTGAACCAGTTGAACCAACAGAAGTTCCAGTAGAAGCTGAAAAAGTAGAGCCAAAAACAATAACGGCTAAAAAGATTGTTAAAACAACAACAGAAGAACAACATTTTTCAAAATTAGAAGCTAAAATTACTGAGTTAGAAAATAAGATTTTAGAACTTTCTAAGGTTAAAGAAGTAGTTGAGGTTGTAGAATTGGAAGAAATTAAGCCAATTAAACACAATCCAGAAAACAAAAGTAAAAATGATACTCCTTTAACTCCATTAGAACGTTTTAGAGCTATCAAAGAAAGAATGAATAATAATTAATAAATAAATAAATAAAAAAGTAAAATTATGGCAATTTCCTATTCTGGTGTGGATATTCGTGGAGCAGCTGTTGAGCCAATCCTTGAAGAAGTATTATTCGCAAACAAAACAATTTCTGAAGGTTATGTAACTTTCAACACAGACATTAAAGCAGGAACAATCTTCACTGAAGCAGGTGTAGACGTTACAGCACAATTGTACACAGGTAATCAACTTTCATCTAGTGGCTCAATGAGTATCACTGATAGAATTATTACTCCTACAAAATTAGAGTACAAACAAACATTCTTACCTGAAGCATTGAGAGCAGGTCGTTTTGGACGTTCAATGAACCCAGGAGCTTGGAATATTGAAAGTTCTGAATTTGCATCTACAGTTTTAGCACAATATGCGCCTAATATTTCACAAGATGCTGAAAGTTTATTCTGGGGTGGTATGACTGCAGCAACTCAAACTGCAATTGCAGCTTTAACAGCAGGAGCAGGACAAGGAAACATCACTTCAGCTACAAAAACAGCGGTTGCAGCTCTAACTCCAGGTTTGCTGGATGGGGTATTCTCACGTGTTTTATATGATAATTCAGCATTAGGTGCTTATATTAAAGTAACAGGAACAACTGTAACTTCTGCAAATATTGCGGGTGAAATTGGAAAAATTTTCGCAGCAATACCTTCTGAAAACTTAAATGATACAGTTTCACCTACTTTAATATATTGCCCTAGAGCTTGGAAACAATTATGCTACAATGCAAATAATACAGTAGGAGCAGCACAACAAGTTAACTTCCAAATTTCAGGAAATGATTTTAATACTGCTAAAATTTACTATAATGGTATTGAATTAGTATTCGTTCCAACTCCTAACAATTTAATGGCATATGCTCAAAGAAAAGCTGCTATCTCATTTAATACTGATTTGTTAGACGATGTAAATAAATTTGAGGTTGGTAAATTGTATCCAGATGCTGATGTTCAATATGTACGTTCAATCTATACATTAAACGCAAACGTAGGTCAAGCTTCAAAAGGTGTACTTTACGGAGGATAGTAATTAAATTAAATTAATAATCTAAGGGTGGTGCAATAAACGCCACCCTTTTTTAATACAAAAAAATTATGGCTTGTAGTATAGCAGCAGGAAGAATAGAACAATGTAAAGACTCAGTAAGTGGGTTAAAAAATATTTATTTCATTAACTATCAAATTGAAAAAAGTGATGTGACTTATGATGTGACAAATACAGATTTAATAACTGCGGTTACGAACGTAGATAGTTTGTATAAGTTTGAATTAAAAAGTACGGAAAATTCATTTGAGCAAACTATTAACTCAGATAGAAATAACGGTACTACTTTTTTCACGCAAACTTTAAACATTAAGTTGAAAAAACAAGACATCGCTACTTCAAAATCAATAAAACTTTTGAGTTATGGAAGACCTCACGTAGTCGTACAAACGAACTCTAACCAATTCTTTTTAATGGGTTTAAATCACGGTGCTGATGTTACGTCTGGATCATTAAGTTCTGGAGGAGAAATGGGTTCATTTAATGGTTATTCCCTTACCTTTGAAGCGCAAGAGGAGTGTTATGCAAACTTTTTAAATGCGGCTACTGAAAGTGCAATGGTTACTTTGTTTACTTCAGCTACTTTAGTTGTAGGATAGTAATAAATGATTGAAATTAAGGCTCTGCAGAAATGTAGAGCTTTTTTTTTGAATACAAATTTAGAATTTTAACGTTAAATTGATATGATTATATTATCTACAGAAACAACGGAGCAAACGTTTAATTTTATTCCTAGAAATAAGGATATAGATTTTGACGTTTTCCCTGTACGTGATGAGCAAAGCAATGAAATTGTAAACACACTTGTAAATAATTCAGCAGGAACGAGCTATAATAAGCTATCAATAACAGATGAACAAACTAATATAACTACTGAATTAGATATAATTAGCAGTTATGCAGGTGAATACTACCATACAATAACAGCAGAATTCGAATTAATTGAAGGTCATTTTTATATTATTAGAGTATATAAAGATAGTGTGACACAGACAAGATTTTTAGGTAAAGCATTTTGCACCAACCAAAGTTTACCATACTCAATTAATGACGGTGTATATAATCAAAAAACAAGTGAAAACGATTTTATAATATATGAATAATATAAAGCAAACGCAAGTTATCGAATTAAGTCAATATACTACTCCAGTAATAACTGAACAACGTAATGAAGGCTGGGTTGACTTTGGAAAAAAGAATGATTACTATCAGTTTTTAATAGATAGGTTTCAAAATTCAGCAACTAATAACGCAGTAATTAATAACATTTGCAAGCTTATTTATGGACGTGGAATAACTGCATTAGATGCTAGCAAAAAACCAACAGATTATGCAAACTTTTTGAGTTTAGTTTCTAGTGATGATATTAAACGTATTATTAGCGACACGAAAATGCTAGGTCAATCAGCTATTCAAGTTCACTATAATAAAAAACGTGAGGTTGTAAAATTTCTACATTTGCCAGTTAATTTAATTCGTTCAGAAAAATGTAATAAAGACGGTGAAATTTTAGGTTATTACTATTCTGATAATTGGCAAAAAACTAGAGAATATAAACCTATTAGATACGATGCTTTTGGAACGTCTAAAAGTGAGGTTGAAATATTAATGATACAGCCTTATAGCGCAGGAATGAAATACTATTCTTATGTTGACTATCAAGGTGCTTTAGATTATTGTATGTTGGAAGAAAAAGTTAGCGAATACCTTATAAATGAGGTTAGCAACTCCTTTGCGCCTACGACTATCATAAATTTTAACAACGGACAAGCTAGCCCCGAGCAAAAAAGACAAATATCAGAAGATGTTACAAATAAGTTAACAGGCTCAACGGGTAAGAAAGTAATTATTTCATTTAACGATAACCCTGAAGCTAAAACAACTATTGATACTATACAACTTCAAAAAGCTGCGGATCAATATCAGTATTTAAGTGAAGAAAGTAGAAACAAGATTTTAGTAGGTCATAACGTAACTTCACCTTTACTTTTTGGAATAGCTACTTCGACTGGGTTTAGTTCAAATGCAGATGAGTTAAAAAATTCAGCAGTTTTATTTGATAACATGGTAATTAGACCTTTTCAAGAGTTAATAATTGAAGCTTTTGATAAGATTTTGGCTGTTAATGGAATTTCTTTAAAATTAGCATTTAAAAAGTTAAATGTATTAGATGCAGATGGAGAGTTAACAAATCAACAACCTATAGTTGAACAAACTACTTTAAGCACTGAAGTATTTGACTTTGAAAGCATAGGAGAAGAAATAAACGATGAATGGCTTTTAGTTGATAGCAGAAAAGTTGACTATGATTTGGAAAATGAACTAGATGAAGAACTAGAGAATTTAGCACCTAAAAAATCATTTTTAGCGAAACTAGTTAGCACAGGAACGGCAAGAGGTAATGCAAAAAGTGAACAAGACGGAAAAATATTTAAAACTCGTTACAGATATGCAGGTGATAAGCCAGGACAACGTCCATTTTGTGCTAAAATGTATAGTCAAAATAAAGTATATCGTAAAGAGGATATAATAAATATGGAAAATCAAGTTGTAAATAAAGGTTGGGGACCTAAAGGAGCTGATACATATTCTATTTGGTTGTATAAAGGCGGAGGTAACTGTCACCATTACTGGGTTAGAGAAACATATTTGAAAAAATCAGATGTTAATTCTCCATTAGCAAAGAAATATACAGCCTCTGAAAGTCGTAAAATGGGTGAAATTGCCCCCGTAAATGATAAAAGAGTTTATCAAAAACCTATAGATATGCCATACAATGGATTTTTACCAACAAATAAAAGATTTAATTAATTATGGCTAAAGTACTTTTAATTTCAAACAAAGATTTGGTAAAATTTACTGCTCTAAATGGTAATATTGATCCTGATAAAATCATGCACTTTATACAGATAGCTCAGGATATATACATTCAGCAATATTTAGGTAGTAAACTACTAACAAAACTACTTACAGACTACCAAAATAACACGTTAACGAGTGATTATAGCAATCTAATTGATGTATATGTAAAACCTATGTTAATTCACTTTACAGCGGTTGAGATGTATCCTTTTATAGCTTATTCAATTAGTTCAAAAGGTGTATACAAACATAGTGCAGAAAATAGTGAAGTAGTAAGCAAAACAGAAGTTGATTATTTAGTTGAGAAAGAACGAGTAATCGCTGAAAATTATGCTCAAAGATTTTTGAATTATATGAGATATCATTTTGAATTATTTCCAGAATATTATAATATTTACAACGAAGATATTGCACCAAAATTTAAGACTGATTTAACAAGTTGGTATCTAGATTAAATACAAATAACAAATAAATACGTTAATTACATAATGGCTTTAGAAAAAAGAATATCAGAACTTACAGCGAAAAGTGGTATAATTGAAGATACTGACTTATTAGTTATTTCAGATTACAACGGAACTACATATGATACTAAAAAAATAACAGGTGCGCAATTAAATCAATATAAATTATATATATCTAATATTTCACAAAGTGGTACTTCTGATCCTTCAGTAGTAACTAGTTTTACTCAAGGTTTAATATCATCTATATCTTGGGCATATATATCAACAGGTACATATGAAGCTACTTTGTCAAGTGCTGAATTAATATTGAACCAAACATTTTTATCAATTTCTTTAGGTAATGGAGTTTTGGGTTATTATTCTATAATTAGAGTTTCAACTACTAAATTTAGAGTTTTAACTTATAACACTTCAGGAACTTTAACGAATGGAATGTTATTAGATACAATGATTGAAATTAAAATAATTAAATAATGGCAGTAGTTAAAAAAATATCGGAGTTAACTCCAAAAGGTTCTAATTTAGGCACAACCGATTTATTAATAGTTGGTGTAGATAATGGAACTGATTATGATTTAAAGAGCATTACAGGCACTCAATTGTTGGGGACAGTAGTTTCTCAAACAATTACAAATGGAGTTACTACAAAAAGTCCAAGTGAGGACGTTGTTTATGACAATTTAGCTTTAAAAGTTGACAAGGTTGTAGGATCTAGATTAATTACAAGTGCTGAAGGTACTATATTAAGTAATACTTCAGGAACTAATACGGGTGATCAAACGTTACAACAAGTTACTAGTTTAGGATCAACAACAACACAACAGTTGATTTCAAATGAGGGTTTTTTCACTAAAACAAGTATAAATCAAACATTAAGTTCAGCAACTTCAAATGTAGGAAAAACAGAAGGTGAAATGAACGTTTATGATTTGTCTGGTAATTCAACAAAATATAAACTTAACGAAATAACAAAGGGAGCAAATTCAATTTTATTACCTAGTTCAGCTGGAACATTAGCTTTAACTTCAGATTTAACAACTAAAGTAACTTCAAATACAGCTATTACAGGAGCTACAAAAACTAAAATTACTTATGATAGTAAAGGTCTTGTAACTAGTGGAGCAGACGCAACAACAGCGGATATAGCTGATAGTTCAAATAAACGTTATGTTACCGATGCTGAAAAAACTAAAATAGACTATTTAAATACGGTTGCTTCAAATGTTCAAGATCAACTTAATGCAAAGGTAAATTTAAACACACTTATAACTGCAGGAACAGGAACAAAAGTAACTTACGACACAAAAGGTTTAATTTTAAGCTCTACAAATATAACTACTTCTGACGTGTCAGGACTTGGAAGTTTAGCAACTCAAAGCGGTACTTTCTCGGGTACTTCAAGTGGAACGAATACAGGTGATCAAACATATTTCGATGCAAGAGTTCAATCAGTTACTTCGAGTGCAACAGTTACCCCAGTATCAACAAACGATTTAGTTAAGATTACAGCTCAATCAGTAGGTTTGACATTATCAAATCCAACGGGAACATTTACAGAAGGACAAGCTTTAATGATTAGAATAAAAGACAATGCAACCGCACAAACAATCGCATTCGGAACTAATTACAGAGCAATTGGAGTTACTTTACCGACTACAACGGTAATAAGTAAGACTATGTATTTAGGTATTATTTACAATAGTACAGATACTAAATGGGATGTTGTCGGTTATAATATTCAAGCATAATGTACTACGGATTAATTAATTCAATGAATAAAACTAGCGCTCCTAATTATACTGCGCGTACAACTTCTTTAATTTCAGCAACAGGCTTAAGTGATTTAACTAAAATAAATGCTATTAATACTTTTGATTTATCAATTTCTTCAATTCCTTTTGATGCGGATGATTATTTGTATTTAGGTTTTTTAGGTTCTGCATCTTCAAATAAATACAATTTTATTGACACTTCAAAATATCAATTAACTTTTAATGGCGGTTGGGACTTTACAAATGGGATGAAACCAAACGGTACTAATGCTTATGCTAATACAGCATGGAACCCATTAACTAGAATAACTGGAGGATATACTTACGGCGCTTTTGGTGTTTATTTAAGAAACTCGCTAACTTCTTTTATATTTCCATTTGGCTCTTATCCTGGCGCTGCAAATAGTTATCAGGGTTTAGCTGGAAACAATACTAGTTCTCAATACTGGAGGCTAAACGGTGAAGCGAATACAACTCCAACAACAACAAATAATAAAAGATTTTTTCAAGCAACGAGAAGCTCCACAGCTACAGATATTCATGTTATGCAAGATACTCAGCAATTTACATTAAGCGGTATATATGGCAATGGCTTAACGAATGGATTAGAAATTTACTTAGGTGCGAATAATAATCAAGGAGTGGCATCTAATTACTCTAATCTAGATATGACTTGTTTATATTTTTCAAAAAATAGATTTACACAGGCTCAACAAACTACAATGAAAAATGCAGTAGATACATTAATGACAACTTTATCTTTAAACGTATGATAGCAATTATAACACAACAACAGAAAGATATATTAATAGATAAAACATACGATGGTGTATGTTATTTCAATCCTATACAAGATTTAAACGACAACTGGATAATAAGTGAAATTGAATACTACTATTGTTTGGGTTTATGGTATTTAGATGAATTAAATTCAGAAGTTGTATTTATTAAAGATTTACAACTTTCAGAATATTATCCAAAAATAAATGAAAATATAATATAATATGTTTGACTTCCTAACCCATATTAATTTACCACCTTATTTATTATTTATAGTAATAATATTAGGTATTTTAACTTATTACTTTCATAAAGATATTAGTAAGCTAATAACTAAAAAATGGAATAAAGAAAACGATATTAAAGACTTAAAAAGTCATGATATATTTAATACTTTAGAGAGGGTAAAACAGGAAGCAATGTTTTTTAAATTTTATTCTCATGGAAGATATGAAGAAACTAAGTCTAGAATGTCATCTGATTTTGTTAAGTTTAAATGTGATGTTTGTAGTTTAAGATTTTCTGAATTATTAGATAAGGATTTAAAATCATTATCGAGTGATGAATTAAAACAATTAATACTTAGCGAAATGTGGGGAATGCATGGTGAATATGTTAAGCAAATTAAAGCACACTGGGCGGAACGTGGAATTGATAAAAATAATATTGATTATGTAATTGAATTATTTGAAAAATTTAGGCACGATGTAGTAATGTCGTTTCAACATAGAATAGATGCTATATTTTCATGTGAACATTATGATAGCAATTTTAAAAAGTTGCTAGCAACTTATAATATTTTTGCTTTTGGAATTGATTTACTCCCTAAGGATTTATTAACTACCTTTGAAAATATAAACGGAAGATTTACAGACATAAATTATAATTAAATGAGAGAAATAAAAAAAAGATGGAATAGTGAATGCCCTCACTTCTTTAAGAAGGTAATTAACTTCGGTATAATTGTCGGAATTGTTGGAAGTGGTTTAATGAGTTTACCTGCTACAGCTACAATTGGCGGTGTTTTAGTAACTATAGGAGTTACAGCAACTGCAATTTCTAAATTAACGAAAATATAAGATGGACTTAATTACTATAGAACGAATTAAAACTGCTCATCCAAAGTTACGTGATGAGTTAGAGAAAGATTATATTGAATGTAATAACTTACTACCTAAGGGAGTTCGTTTGCGTTTTGCTTACGTTTATAGAAGTATTGAGGAACAAAACAAGCTATTTGCTCAAAGACCTAAGGTTACGAATGCACGTGGTGGTCAATCTATACACAATTACGGCTTGGCATTCGATATTGTTATACTTAAAGACAAAGATAATAACGGCACTTTTGAAACTGCATCTTTTGATATAGATGAACATTGGATGAACGTGGTGAAATTCTTTAAAGCCAAAGGTTGGGAGTGGGGAGGTGACTGGAAGTCATTTAAAGATGCACCACACTTTCAAAAAACATTTGGTCATACGTGGCAAACATTATCAAAAAAAGAAATAATGATCAATAATGGGTTAAGGTATCCAATTATTTAACTATCTTTATACTTCATAATAATTTTAGTTTTAGTTAAGTTGTTAAAAGTGAGGTACTTAAAAATATCTCACTTTTTTTATTTAAAATAATTTAAATTTACTGTTGTATATTAAAAAAGAGTTTGTATATTTGTAGAAACTAAAACAAATTAAAATTATGAAAGCATTTATTAAGTATCGAGATTTAGACATGGAATGTACTATTTCAAACCGTTCAATTCAATTTGGCGATGAAGAAATTGAGGACGATTTCAGCATCGGTAAAGTAACATTAGAAGATAGTGACACTTGTATTATGGACTTATTGGACATGGACGAAGTGAGAGATTTAATTATTAACTATTTAGGATAAGATTATGAGTAATGAAAATTTAACACTTTGGAATAAAGTTGAAAAAACAAACCCAAAGTACACAAAAAATGCAAAGCTAGGAGGTCGTGAAATAACCTCTATAGCACCACAATATCAAATAATGCAAGTTACTGAACAATTTGGAGTTTATGGTCAAACTTGGGGTTTTAAAGATATTGTATTAAGCTATGATTTAGTTGAAAAATGCAATCTAGTTGTTTTTAAAGGCACGTTCTTTTTTCCAAATGGTGAGTTTGAAATCATAAATTCATGTAAATTATTTATGGATAGAGCAAACACAATGGTAGATGATAATTTTGCAAAGAAAATCGAAACAGATGCTTTAACCAAAGCAATATCAAAGTTAGGTTTTAATGCTGATATTTTCATGGGTAAATTTGACGATGTTAGATACATTGAAGAAATGAAAAAAGAATTTGCACCACCTATTATTAAAGAAATCTTACAAGTTGGCTCAACTAACTTCATCAGATGTGTAGATGCTTTAAAAGAAGGCAAGGGAACGATTGAGCAAATTAAAGCGAAGTATAACGTAAGTAGTGAAGTAGAAAAATTATTAATCGAAAAAAGTAAATAAAATGGAAAATTTAAACGACATCGACAGAGAAGCACAAATGCATTGGGAAAATACACCAGTAGAAAATCCCTTTCATTTATCAGTAGTTACAGAGGCAACGGTTATAACACTACAAGACCACTTTGATATGATGATACAAGCGGTTAGAAATGGAGAGTTAGATGCACTTAGCTTGTACACTATATCTAAAGAAGTTAAAGATATAGCGGACAAAGTGAATAGAGAGGTGCAAGAACTAGCAATTGAAGAAGCAGAAAATAGAACTGAAAAAAGTTTTAAATATGGTAATAAAATGATAACCAAAGTAGAAGGTCGTAGACTAATTGACTATTCAGACATTGAGGAATGGAAAATTGCTAAGGATAATTTGAAAGAAATTGAAGAAAAATACAAACAAGTGGCACTTTCAAAAGTATCTAGTTTAGATGAAACTACAGGAGAAGTTTTAAAACGTCCGATAATAACATTTAGTAAATCATCAATAATGGTTAAGAATGTTTAAGATAATTATAGGAGCTGTAATAATAGCAGTTGGTTATTTAATCATGAATTTTTTTATAAAATGTTTAGGATTTTAATTATACCATGTATCGGAGTAGTGTTTATATTGCTACTCCGTACACCAAAACAACAAAGTAAAACATACAATGTAAACGAGAGAGAAAGTTCGTTATACATAGACACAAATGGAACAGAAAACGAGTATATAAATAGTAACCAAATAATAAATA